TATCCTTGGTTCACTCCCCCTAGTAATATACTGGACACTCTTGTCCTATCTAGGCTTTATCATCCTAACCTTCTCGATATAGATAAGAAAAGTAATAAGATACCTAGTAAATTATTTGGTCGACATTCTCTTGAGGCTTATGGACACCGCTTAGGTGAATATAAAGGAGACTTTGGTCAGGGAACTGATTGGAAGGAATGGTCTCAAGATATGGAAGATTACTGTAAACAAGACGTTGCTGTTACCACCAAATTATGCAACCATTTCCACAAATACCTGACTGGGTCTTATTAGAACATCAGGTAGCACAAATACTCACTCAACAGGAGATCCATGGATGGTACTTTAATGAACAAGCTGCACGGGAACTTGAATCAACTCTCAGACGAGAGTATGAAGAGACTACTAAGTTACTTCGAAACAGGCACCCTTACGTTGAAGGACCACGATTTTGTCCAAAACGAACTAATAAGCGAACAGGATATGTTAAGGGAGCACCTTTAACAAAATTAAAAGAACTTAACCCTACATCAAGGGATCATATAGCATGGTTACTGCAAATACATTATGGTTGGACTCCGTCATTAACAACCTCGACAGGGAAACCAGTCATAGACGAGCCAGTACTAAAGGATATTGGGACGGATATTGCTCTCCAATTTCTGAAACTACTGGATCTGACGAAAAAGTTAGGGATGATATCCGAAGGCGTGAACGCATGGCAGAAGCTTGTTACGAAGTCTAGGATACATCACCACTGTTCGGTAGCTACATCTACATTTAGATGTGCACATAGAAAACCAAATTTAGCACAGGTTCCAAGTGATGAAAGATTTCGATCTCTTTTTACTGCTACACCAGGCTTTAGATTGGTTGGTGCTGATCTTGCTGGTATTGAGCTACGTATGTTGGCTCATTATTTGGCACGATATGATGGAGGCAGATATGCTAAGATCCTTACCACCGGAGACATTCACCAGGAAAATGCTAATAAAATTGGAATCACTAGATCACAGGTTAAGACGGTAACATATGCCTTTCTTTATGGAGCTGGCGACCAACGCATAGGACAAGCTTATGACAAACAATTATCAGACGAGCAGAAGCGTCTCAAAGGCAAGGAAATACGTGCCGCCTATATTGCGGCCATACCAGGCCTTAAAGAGCTGCTGGAAGGCGTACACAAGGCTAGTGAGAGAGGTTATGTTTATGGACTCGACCACCGTCGTATCCTCGTTGACTCGAGGCATAAGTCCCTCAATTACCTACTCCAAGGATCATCGGCGATCCTCGCCAAAAGATGGATGGTTTTAGCTAATGAACTCTTACCTACAGATACTTACCAACTTGCATTCATTCATGATGAATTACAATATGAAACAAAAGAAGAAAAAGTAAATGACCTTGAATTCACCCTTGAGTACGCAGCCCTTAGAGCTGGAGAGTACTACAAATTACGAATCCCAATCGCAGCCGAATCAAAATCCGGCAATAACTGGGCTGAAGTCCACTGATTCCAATAGAATTGGAGATTACTGGGAGTATTATGTTATCTTAGAAGCTTGGTCCCGTGGGGCTGAGGTCTTTAAGAATGCTGGTACTACTGGTTCAATTGATTTGATTCTAGTATGGAATGATATGTTATTAAAGTGTGACGTAAAACAAAAGATCCAAACACAACCAGGATACTATGGAGCCTGCCGTTTAGGTAAAGGAAATGATAGAACTATTATTTCTGTACATCCTATTACCCGTGAAATAAAATGGGTAAGGGGTAAAGAACCAAAAGGTTGGGAGGATTTCTGGAATTAAAATGAAAATACTTTGCGATGCAGATTTTATCGTATATAAGGCGTGTGCTGCCGCTGAAACTGAAATTGACTGGAGTGATGACACTATTCTTGTCACTAGCAGTTTTAACGATGCATACAATGCCACCAAGCGAGAGCTCAATAAACTTCAAGACCAATTTGGGTCATTCGCTTCTTTAATATTATTCTTTTCCGACAGTAAGAATTTTCGGAAAAAAATTATGCCCGAATATAAAGGCCACCGTAATCGGAAGAAACCGTGTGGTTATAAACGTGTCATCAACCAGTTGAAAAAAGAGTATGAGGTTATTATTAAACCAACACTCGAAGCTGATGATACAATGGGTATATACGCTACACAACACCCAGGTAATATTATAGCCTCACCTGATAAGGATATGAGGCAAATACCAGGTCAAGTATATAACTTCGATGAAACTTTCACAATCACACCTGAAGAGGGTGCTAAATGGCATCTTATACAAACTTGTGCCGGAGATTCCACTGACGGATATAGTGGTGTTCCTGGAATCGGCGTTAAACGCGCTGAAACTCTTTTCAATAAAGAGGGTTATTCCTGGCAAACTGTTGTCAAAGCTTTCACAGATAAAGATCTCACCGAAGCAGATGCTTTAGTGAATGCACAACTAGCTAAAATTTTAACTGCTGATGACTATGACTTCACAAAGAAGCGACCCATCTTATGGAATCCCAGAGCCGATTACCAAATTGACGATGGAACAAGATCTGAAGTTGAGAGTGTTGCAGGATAAACTTCAAGAAGGTTATCATGATAAAAAGGAGGATGTAATAACCCTCCTTGTAGCACTCCAACATCAGAATTTTGTGATGGGTAACTCAATAGAAAATTTAATTAGACAATGGCCAAAACCACCAAAGGTCCAACCTACTATCAACGAGGTTCCAGCGATGTTTGGGATTTTATTAGAGACCAAGGATTAAACTTCCACCTTGGCAATGCTATCAAGTATATCTGCAGGGCAGGTTACAAAGATAACAAAATACAAGACTTACAAAAAGCAATCCACTACCTAGAGAATGAACTTGAGCATGAAGAGAACCTTTCTATCCGAGCAGGCGAAGGAATTCCGATCCAAATACGGAATCAAGAATTCACGAGCGAGGCCAATGAATTCATATCAGAAAAATCTGATTGTTGAAGAGTTTAAAGAATTCTTAGAAGCTGACGGCTTCCTATTTAAACATGGCCACAATGTTCAAGCTGAATGTTTAAAAGAGCTAGCTGATTTAGTATATGTATGCTATCAGTATGCTGAAAATATGAATTGGTTCTTAGATGAAGCTTTGAACCGTGTTCATGAATCTAATATGTCCAAACTCGATGAGGACGGTAAACCAATACGCCGAGAAGATGGAAAGATCCTAAAGGGTCCGAACTATAAACCACCTGATCTATCTGACTTATTTTAAATGTCACAACTTATTTCCCGCACTGGTCGGGTCCAATCATGGTTGGATAACCCAGAATCAAGACTGCCAGTGAGCTGCACCGTTTTCGTCGTAGAGGATTCTATGGAGGGAGAAAATGGCATCTGGCATCGAAGCAAGCTGGAGATACGTATCTCACGCACTCCGCCATGGAGCAGGAGTTGCGGTCCATCTATCTAAGCTCCGTCCCAAAGGAGCAGAAAACGGCAGAGGTCTTACAGCTTCTGGCCCTATATCATTCGCAAAAATCTATTCAACATTAAATGAAACACTTAGAAGAGGTGGGGTATACAAGAACGGCGCGATTGTTGCCCATCTGGATATTACCCACGATGATATTCTTGAGTTCGTGCGCGTTACTAGGACCGAACTTAACTGGATTAAAAGATGCGTCGACGTCACTGAAGAAAGCTGGAGAGCTGCAACAGATGAGTGTAGAGACGCCATCCTTTACGGGATCAAATCCGGTGACATCTGGCTCAACAAAATAAAATATGATAACAATGGAGAAAGAATCTATGGCAACGTCTGTCTTGAGGTTTACTTGCCCTCACGAGGCACGTGCTTGTTACAGCATGTCAATCTCGCTGCCTGTAGTACAGGAAACATCGAGCAGGCTTTCGTTGAAGGTATGTCCGAACTGTGCGAGCTCCATGGTAGGACAGGTGTTGGAACAACTGGAGAATACTTGCCAGCTTCTGACGACAGGCAAGTCGGTCTCGGAGTACTCGGACTTGCCAACCTCTTGGGAAGGTATAAAGTAACGTATAAAGAGTTTGGTGACCAGCTAGAGAATGTCAATAGAGGTGAGTATGGTCAAGGCATGGGTTATGAATTAGCTTTCAAACTTATGCTAGGTATACAAAAGGCAGCTGATATAGCTGAAGAGTATAATATGGTAAGAGCTTTTGCTATAGCTCCTACTGCTTCTTGCTCATATAATAGTAAGAGTTTGGATGGGTTTACAGCTACTCCAGAAATAGCACCACCTATATCGACATGGGTGGATAGAGATTCTGACACCTTTGGTGTTAAGAGGTATAAATACGGCGATGTAGAAATCGCTAGTGAAGTTGGTTGGGATGCTTACAAGAAAGTAGCAGATCAACTGATGATTATGTATAACAATACGGGACTTCTTCACGGATACTCATTCAACTCTTGGAGTG